ATGCTCCAGGGGTTTTGTTCAAAACAGGAATTAAGTATAATAGAAGATTATGATGGTGTTCATATGAACGAAAGAGGTGAGTCTAAAGAATTTGTTATCCAAAGTTCAACTGTATCAGGAGAAGTTTCAATTTTAAAAAATACTACTAAAGAAATAACAGAAAAAACTATAGATAATTCTCAAATCAATGTGTCTTGGATTAAAGAAAATGATAAATCACATAGCTTAAAAGATATAACAACAGGCCGTGAAGATCATGGTTGGGCATCTGGTCCTACAAGTGCTTTTGTTGCTTGTAAAATTGAACAACCTAAAGAAATTTATTTAATAGGACATGACATAAAATCTGATAATAAAAAAATTAATAACATATATAAGGGAACAAAATATTATGTTACACCTCAAGGTGAATCTACTCCTTATATAAATTGGGTTTCTCAATGGTATACACTTATGGATTGGTACCCTAACGTCAAGTTTTTTAAGGTAAATAAAGAAAAAAATGGTATGCCTACAAATAGACCTATTCATCAATGGGAAGCATGGGAAAATAGGGGTCAATTAGTCTATCTTACACAAGCACAGCTCATTGACAAATTATTAAAAAATGATATAATAGAATAATAAGTATAAATAATAATAATACTTACAATAAGAAATATATACAACAATATGTACAAGGAGATATATACAAATGAGTACAGCACTAGAAACGCTAAAAAAGTCAAGGTCTAACTTTGACATACTAACAAAACAGTTAGAAAAAACAATCGAACAACCTAATAAGAAATCATACCAAGATAGCAGGTTTTGGAAACCAGAACTTGATAAATCTGGGAATGGTTACGCTGTGTTTAGATTTTTACCAGCGATAGAAGGTGAAGATATGCCTTGGGTTAAACTTTGGAATCATGCATTTCAAGGTCCAGGTGGCCAATGGTATATTGAAAATAGTTTGACAACATTAACCAAGAAAGATCCAGTATCTGTAGAAAACACTAGATTGTGGAATACAGGTATAGAATCAGATAAAGATATTGCTAGAAAGAGAAAAAGAAAACTCTCTTACTATTCTAATATCTACATGGTTTCTGATCCAAAACATCCAGAGAACGATGGTAAAGTATTTTTATTCAAATATGGTAAAAAGATTTTTGATAAGATAACTGAAGCAATGAGTCCTCAATTTGAAGATGAAAAGGCTATAAATCCATTTGATTTTTGGGAAGGTTCTAATTTTAAAATAAAAATTAGAAAAGTTGACGGCTTTTGGAATTATGATAAGTCTGAATTTGAGCCAGTTAGTAAGTTAAAAGCTTCTGACGAGGAGATTGATAAAATATGGAAATCTCAACATGCTCTAAAGCCCTTCAATGATCCAAGTAATTTTAAACCTTATGATGAACTCAAAGAGAAACTGAATAAGGTCCTTACTGGAACAAGAAGTACGGAGTCGGTAGAAGACATTGACCTCCCACCTGTCAGAAATGACATGCCAAATACTTCTATTAAAGCCGTAGAGAAAGGCGAAACGTCTACCGATAGTGATGAATCATTATCGTATTTTAGTAAATTAGCTGAAGACGATTCGTAATCTATCTCTCAACTTTCTCAAAAGGGAGGCCGAAAGGCCTCCCAAACTATAACACCTAATAAGTGTTATCAATAATAATAAGGAGGCAGAAATGTCAACAAATAAAAATGTGGTTAGTGTTCATACCATAAATAAATTCACAAATGAACATTTAGAAATTTCAAAACAATTAATTAACAAAACACATAGACCAGACCTATATGGTAATAGTATATTATATGGTAAAGATGGTGGTAGGCATTTAGTAGATATAAAAGATATTAAATGGTTAGGCACTATTAGAAATACACAAAAATATAGAGCTTCTGGTGGTAATAGTAAGTACAAAGAAGTTAAAAATAGTATAACTGATTTTGGTTTTAAATTAAAAAATGAACCAATTGCATTAAGAAGAATGGTGGATGGGTTACACCCACTTACAGGCCATACTAGAAAAGATATATTAGAAGATTTAGGATTTACAAATGTTGTTGCTCAAGTGTATGAAAATATGACAGATGAGCAGGCAAGTAAATTTGGTTTAATATTAAATAGACCAGATGATCCAAGAGGTTCGGTATCTATTGAAGATATTAGAAATGAATCTGAAAGAGCAATAGCAAATAAATGGATTAAACCAGATTTGAATAGTATATTAGAAAGAGTAAATGAAATATGTGGTGATTCTGTATTTACAGATAATAAAAGAAGTTTAATAGCAACAATGGTTTATAATAATTGGAACAATAAGAAACCAGGTGCAAAAAGGATAGTTGCTTGGACAGATGATGGAGTTATATCAACGTGGATGAATAATAATAACTATGTTGACACACCACACCTAATGTATATGACAACCTCATTTTCTCAGGTTAGTAAAGCAATTTTTAGAGCAGCAAAACTGTTTGTAGAAAATCCAGGTAAACAAATAAGAGTAATTGTTCATACTGGTATTTTGGATGCTTTTGATTTAGTAAAATGTTATGACGAAAGAGTGGATGAATTTAAGTTATTTTGGAATAGTAAAATAAAAGATTTACAAATTGCTATATTCAAAACTAAGCCAGATAGTGCTCAAGTAGTTTTATCTGATAATATAGTTTTATATGGTCATCTACCATCATTAGAGTCTGAGCATCCATTAGACAAAATGTTAAAGTATAAAAAAACTTCTAAAATAATTTCTAATGGCAACTAAATTTAAAAAGCTACCCAACATTGACCGAAAAGCATACACAGGTATTTTTAAGCCTGTGAATAAAGCAAAATATAAAGGTAAAATTAATAATATTGTTTATAGGTCAAGTTGGGAAAAGAAGTTTATGCTTTATTGTGATAGAACTCCTGGTGTAGTGGAATGGGGTAGTGAGGAGATAATTATACCATACCGTTCATTAGGTGGTAATATTATTAGAAGATATTTCCCTGATTTCTACATGAAAACAAAACAAAAAAATGGTACATTTAAAAAGTTTCTTGTAGAAATTAAACCTAAATATCAAACTAAAAAACCTAAACTTCTCAAACGCAAAACAACAAAATATTATAAGCAATTACATACATATCTTAAAAATGAGAGCAAGTGGAAAACAGCGGAGGCGTGGTGTAGAAAACACGGTATGGAATTCATTATATTAACAGAGGATCATCTTAAAACATTTTAAAAATACATATAAATATACTATATGGCAAGTATATTTGATAGTATTAAACCGCAAACAGCTAATACAAGAAAATCTGCTGATTGGTACCGTAAACAGGTCAGACGACTTACAGGTGGTACAACAGCAAGAGAATTAATAAGAGCTGGTAAGGTACAAGGAAGACCTAGTATAGGTAGACTTAACTTGTTTGGGTATAACCCTAAATTAAGATTAACGTTACCTTTTTATGATGTATTTCCTTTAGTATTACCTTTAGAGCCTACACCTGGTGGGTTTTTAGGTATGAATTTTCATTATTTACCACCATCATTAAGGTTTAGATTATTAGAGCGTATGCAAGCATTCGCTAGTAATAAAAGGTTTGATAAAACTGATAGGTTTGAAGTCAACTATGATGATGTTAGGAATATGCGTATCGTAAAACCAACGATTAAAAAATATTTGTATGGGTTTACGCAAACTGGGTTTTTAAGAATAAATATGGATGAAGCACCATCAGCGATATATTTACCTTTACAAAGATTTAAAAAGGCAAGTGAAAAAGTAGTGTATGCAAATAGTAGGAGATTTCTTTAATGGCAATAATTAGACAGCGATTACCAATACCAGGGCCGTTTGATATTAGAATAGGTTTGCCTAGAGATAAGGGATTTGATCCACAGAAAGCAAGAAAAAGATTAAAAGAGCAAAAGGCTAATCCTGAAACTACTATAAACAGATTCAGATCAATGGTTGCAGGTGCTGAAGGTTTATATAGACCTGCTAAATATTTGGTAGTATTAGAATTTCCAACAGCGTTACAACCATCAGATGTTGCTGGGAGTTGGCCAGAATTTCAGGAATATGTTACAGATTTAAATTTTCATACAAGTGTAAAAGATTCTTTAAGAGAAAGGTTGTTCTTTTTTTGCTCAGGAGCAAAATTACCTGAAAGGACAATACAAGATACTACAGCTGGTCATTATTATGGACCAGAAAGACATATAGCAAGAGGTTTAGAATTTTCACCTATGGATTTGACGTTTATGCTTGATTCAGAATTATCGGAAAGAGCAGTGTTTGAAACATGGCAAAATTTAATTATTAATCAAAGAACATTTAATGCTAATTTTTATGATGAGTATATAGGAAAAGTGTTTATATTTCCATTACATGAAAATAGAAATGAACGGTCAGCACATAGAGGTGATTCTGGTGAAGTATTAGGTTCAACAGGTCCTTTAGCAAGGTTGACGTTATCAGGATATTATTGTGAATTGATAGAGGCCTATCCTAAAACTATTGGTGCAGTAGATTTGGGTTATGAGAAATCTAGTGCGTTTGCAAATCAAACAGTATCATTTAATTATAGATATTGGCGGTCAAATGTGACCTTACATGACCATGAAAGAGGAATTGCTGCTGGTGATATAGATGGTGTAGGAAGAATTAAAGATCCAAGGTTTATGGGTAGTGGCTTTTTAGGTAGTATATTAAGTAGGTTACCACCTGAAATAAGAAGAGCAGGCCGTGATGTATGGAACCAAATTAAAACAAAATTCCCTACTGGTAGAATATTTGGTGGAAAAGTATTTCCACCATTCTTTTAGT